CTCAAGACGTGGGTGCGCAATTGCGTGGCAGTCGATCACCTGTTCATGTCGTTCGATAGCGCGGGGAAGGCGACGGAAAATCAGCGCGCTCGGGCTGCGGCTCGTGGTGTGCTGGCTGGGACGCCTGACACGGTGCTGCATGTGGCTGGCAAGCCGGCGATATATGCCGAACTCAAGGCGCCGGGCGGGAAGCTGTCAGATGCACAGGAGCGACTGGGCAAGAAACTGACCGCCCTTGGCTGTCAGTGGTTTTGCGTCAATTCCGTCCGTAGCTACGGTGTGTGGCTGATTGCGCTCGACATCCCCCTTGTCACCAACGCCGGATACCAAGCCATGCACGCCGACGCCAAGATCGAGGCCGCCATCGCCAAGGCTGAAGCGAAGGAAGCCGCCGCCAAGGGCGCAGCGGTTGATGGCAAGCCCGCGAAGAAGCGAACCCGCACGACCAAGCCCCCACCGCGTTACCTAGTCCGCAAGCGCGTCGCGTCCCGTGCTGCCCGCGCCGGTATCCGCCTGTGAAGCCGCCAACGCCGGTCGATCCTGCGGCATGGCCCGACTATCAGGCTGGCATCGCGGCAGCCAAGCGGGACGACCCGCGACCGCCTGCGAGCAAGCGGTGGCTGCGTGCTGGGTGGGACGTGCAGGCCGAGGACCGGCTGTTCGATGAGTGGTTGCGGGAGACGGGTGGGTGATCGTCGCCCGCGCCACCCTGACGCCGATGCGCACGATACTCGTCGGCGACGTGACCCTGCCAGCACGCGGGACATACGCCATCACGCTCATGCGCAACGACCTGTTGCACCCACGCCGCGACCAGTTGCGGCAACTGCATGTCGGATGGGGCGTCGCCGATCTGTGGCGCGAAGGCGAGACCTGGCGCGGGCAAATCATGGTCGACGGCTACCGGTGGGACGTGACGGCCTACCCCGGAACGCCTGCGTGGGAGGTCGAGTTCCATGGCTGACTTCGACGCGGCCTATAAGGCCATCGTGATCCCCCGCCTGCGTCGCATGGCCGCGCTCAATGGGCATTGGGTTTCCACGGGCGACATGGGCTTCGGTGAGGCGGTCGATCAGGTGATCGCCGAGGCCCATCGGCTGGGCGCGGGGTACCTGCAGGGGGACCGTTTGCAGGACCTGCAGGATTGGATCATGGCCGCAGTCCTGAAGGCCATGGATGAGGCTGACCAGATCGGCGACGCCATCCGGGCCGATCCAGTGCCGCATTTCGCCGGCATCGCCGCCGAACGACCACACCTGACGTGGGTTCTGGCTGCGGCGTCTCCTGAGTTCCGGCAACACCTGCGGGGCAATCATGCGCGTTGAACGTATCGGGGATGCCACGCTTTACCTTGGCGATTGCCGCGACGTGCTGCCGACGTTGGGGAAGGTTGACGCCGTTGTTACCGATCCGCCTTATGGGATTGGGTTTAAGTATGCGAGCCACATCGACGACCGTGCTGGATACAAGGATTTCATCTGGCCTTGCATTGAGGCGGCGGAACGGTTGGCTGTGCCGGGCGCTCCTGTGTTCGTCTGGCAGGCGTCGTTGCGCCTGAAAGAATTTGCCGATTTCTTCCCGCGCGATTGGCGTTTGTTCATTGCCGCTAAGAATTTCACTCAGATCAGGCCGAACGCGATGAATCACGCGTTTGATCCAGTTGTGGTCTGGTGGAAGGACGGGGCAAAGCCATGGAAGAAAGACACCGCCCCGATAAATCGCGACTGGTTTATTTCAGACACAGCAAGCGCGGTCGTGAATACCAAGTCGCTGTCGCGCGGGCACCCATGCCCCCGGCAAGTGGATGTGTGCGAATACATCGTTGAGAATTGGTGCGTCCCAGATGGGACAGTCCTAGACCCCTTCATGGGCAGTGGCACGACAGGCGTTGCCTGCGCACGCCTCAACCGCAAGTTCATCGGCGTTGAGTTGGAGCCAAAGTATTTCGACATCGCTTGCCGGCGGATTGAGGAAGCCCAGCGGCAGAAAGACCTGTTCATCCACGCCACCGAACCGGCGCAACCGGCACCCGCAACGCCTGACCTGTTCGGGGGCGACCGTGGCTGACAATTTTTTCGACAACGACCGACCCGCCCGCATCCGCAACGAGCCGTGGGCCGACGATCCGCCGCCGGCTGATGAGGGCGACTATGGCGACGTGCGGGCGTTTCCGACCGGGGAGCGGTTCGAGAAGCCGCGCACCACCGCCATCCACCTGACTTACTTCAACGAGATCGAGCCGGCCCTCGATGCCGCCGACTTCGTTCAGTCCCTTCTGATCGAGGCATCCTCGGTCGTCGTCTACGGCGACAGCAACAGCGGCAAGACGTTCTGGACCACCGACCTCGCGCTCCACGTTGCGGGTGGGATCGAATGGAACGGGCGCCGCGTCGAACAGGGTGGCGTCATCTACTCGGCCCTCGAAGGCGGGATCGGCTTCCGGAACCGTGTCGCGGCATGGAAGGCCGAACGCGGTCTCGACGGCTATGACCTGCCGTTCGCCGCCATCCAGCAGCCGCTCAACCTACGCGACCCACACGCCGACGTGGAGGCGCTTATCGAGGCCGTAGACGGCGCGCGCCAGAAGATGGGCATCCCACTGCGCCTGATCGTCATCGACACCCTCAGCCGCGCTCTGGCGGGCGGCAACGAGAATGCCCCGGAGGACATGGGCGCGCTCGTCATGTGCATGGACATGATCCGCCAACGGACCGGCGCCGCCGTCATGTTCATCCACCACAGCGGCAAGGACGCGGCCAAGGGTGCGCGCGGTCATAGCCTGCTACGAGCGGCCATAGACACCGAGATCGAGATCGCAGACGACAACGGCGCCCGCTCGGCGACCGTCGTCAAGCAGCGAGAATTGCGCAAGGGCGACGTGTTCAACTTCACCCTGAAGGTGGTCGAGCTAGGCACCAATCGCCACGGCGAAGCGGTCACGACGTGCGTCGTGGACGCCGCCACGGACGACGCGGGGGAAGCGCATCGCCCCCGGACGAAACTCACCGGGCACAACAGGCGGGCGCTTGACGTGCTGGGTGATCTCATCGCCGAAGCCGGGCGTGAGGGGGATACGGGGGTGCCAAGTGGGTGCTCGTCCGTGCCCGAGAAGTGGTGGCGGGATCGGTTCTACGACAAAGCCCTTCCCGGCGCCGAACAGGACACCAAGAAGCGCACGTTCCGCCGTTGTGCGGATTTCCTCATCGAATGCCGGTCGGTCGGCATGGCCAGTGGGAGGGTATGGATTGTCTAATTCCTGCGAAAAAACGGGACAAAATCCCATGCACAGATTTGTCCCGTTTGTCCCGGCTTCCTTTTATTCCTACGAACGGGACAAACATCGGGACATAAAACGGGACAAACGGGACAAAACAGCCCGTAACGGGACGCCAGGATGTCCCGAGAACGGGACACGCCGAGGGGTATATATAACTACGTTATATATCCCCGGTGTCCCGTTCGCATCGACCCGTGTCCCGTTTGTCCCGATGGGTGCAGCATGACCCTCCCCCTCGCAGAACACGGCGACGTGGTGACGTGCACGAGCGGGCACCGGGTGGGGGTGATCGAGCGGCTGCTCAACAAGCCGGCGGACATCGTGGACGATTTCGCGACGATAATGGACGACGGCTTCGAGGGAGCCCGCGTCTGTCCGATTTGCGGCAAGACGTTCTGGCGCAGGGGCACGCCAACCGCCGAGCTGCATGTCGAGGGTAGGGGGTGGGTGCGGACATCCGATGATGGGGGTGCGGCATGAGCGAATCATTCATCCCCGACGACTCCAATGACGACATCGAAGTCTGGCGAACCCCGGACGGTGGTGCGCTGGTCGCTGTATTCGAGGAAACCGAACATGGGTGGGCAGGGTCGCGCGCCAACCTGTCGCCTGCTGACGTTCAGGGGTTGATTGCCTTTCTGGCAGCAAGAGAGGCCACGCCATCCCCCACCTGCCCAACCGCCGCCGCCGTAGCCCGGAAGATCACCGACCGCGCCGACGTGGGGCTGGCCAAATACGGCACGACGCTGGCCGGGGCGGGGCTGTCGCGTCGGGAACTGCTTGTCCACATGCAAGAAGAACTGATGGATGCGGCGGTTTATGCCCAGCGGTTAATTGAGATGGAGGATGGGGCGTGAGCGAATACACATTCCCGCAGGTGTTTCTGGAGATGAACCGCGCCGAAGCCTGCCGGTTCATGCATCAGTTGTTTTCCATCCGCCCTGCCGTTCGACAGGATCGAGCATACCTGCAAGCCGCCGAAGCGGCTTGGCTTGAGTTTCAACCGATCCGAGATGCGCGCAACGCCGACGCACTGGCCGCAGAACAGGCTGAGCGCGCCGCCATGTGGGGGATGTCGTAATGCCCCCAGCCTACCTCAAAGCCGGCCTACCGTCGCAGCAAAGCCCCTACCGGCCCGGCTGCACCGGCAAGGTCAGATTCGACAGCCCGGCCATCGCCGCATCGGTGATCGCTCGGCCCAACCACCGCGACCGTGAAGCCTACCGATGCAAATTCTGCAACGGCTGGCACCTTGGACGACTCAACCGCTACCACCTGAAGGACTGACACCATGCCCAACATCACCATCACGATCCTCGCCACGATCCCGGACGGCATGTTCTCCCAGGCCGACGCGCTGATGAAAATCAACAAGGACATAGAGCGCATCCGCACCACGCTGGCCGGCATCGATTCCAAGGCCACAATCTCGGTCACGGATGGCGCAGGCCGCAAAGCATAGCGTTGCAGAACGGCCACAGACTGTGCTAATCATGCAACATGGCAGTGACACCAAAGCCACAGCGCGGGCGGGGGCGGCCTACGGTTTATACCGAGGCCATCGCCGCTGAGATTTGTGAGCGTATCGCCAATGGCGCGTCCCTGAAGTCCGTATGCAGCGATGACGCAATGCCCAGCGAAGCGACGGTGATCAACTGGCACCTCGATGATCGCGAAGGCTTTTCTGAGCGTTACATGCGGGCTAGGGCGGTGCAGGCCATGCGCTGGCACGATGAAGTCGTTGAAATCGCTGACGATGGCTCGAACGACTGGATGGCCAAGAACAAGGGCGAACTGGTCGTCGACCACGAGCATGTGACGCGCTCCCGGCTGCGGATCGACACGCGGAAGTGGCTGATGTCCGTCACGGTGCCGCGTCTGTTTGGGGCGAAGGAGGAATCCTCTGGGTCGTCCGTCACGGTCAACATCCGGAAATTCGGGGATGAGTGACCTATACGCCGGCTACTACGACGACGGCGGGGCTTGGCTCACCATCGCGCCCGACTGGTCCGACATCGACGAGGCGCCGAGACACCGCGCCTGGCGCCTATGGGACGACGACGGCGCCGTTCGGCTGGGTTTTTGGGGTGAGCATGCGGAGACGGGAAAGGCGGGCTGGCTGAGCGCCGTAGACCCCCTACTGTCGCTGAACCCACGTTGGTTCCGGGACTTGGTGAAGCCGCCGCATATCGCCGCCGCTGAGGTGATGGCGATGTCGCGGTTGGACCGGGCGTTGATCCATGCCGCTTGACGCCACAGCGCGCCAAATCGAGGTGGACCTACCGGCTGGTGGATGGTCGCCCCGCAGCTATCAGATGCCGCTCTGGCGCTACCTGTCAGGTGGTGGGACGCGGGCATGCGCGATCATGCACCGCCGGGCTGGCAAGGATGAAGTCGCGCTGCACTGGACCGCCATCGCTCTGCACCTGCGGGTCGGGGGCTACTGGCACATGCTGCCACAGGCCAATCAGGCGCGCCGGGCGATCTGGGCTGCCGTCAACCCGCACACCGGCAAGCGCCGCATCGACGAGGCGTTCCCGGTAGAGTTGCGGGCGCAGACGCTCGAAAACGAAATGTTCATCCGGTTCAAGAACGGCAGCACGTGGCAGGTCGTTGGATCGGACAACTACGACGCGCTGGTCGGGTCTGCCCCGGCGGGCGTGGTGTTCAGCGAGTGGGCGCTGAGCCATCCGTCGTCATGGGGCTACATCAGCCCGATCCTGCGTGAGAATGGCGGTTGGGCGCTGTTCATCACGACGCCGCGCGGCAAGAACCACGCCAAGGCCACGTTCGACGACTTCTCGGACCGCCCCGGCTACTTCGCGACTGCGTTGCGGGCCGACCAGACGCCCGTGTTCACGCCTGAGGAATTGGAGGAAGAACGCCGCACGCTGGTTGGCCAGTATGGCGAGGACATGGGTTCGGCCCTGTTCGAGCAGGAATACATGGTGTCGTGGGATGCCGCGATCCTGGGCGCGTATTGGGGCGCCGAGATTGCCGCCGCCGAGCGCGAAGGCCGTATCAAGGCCCTACCGATCGACCCCACCACACCGGTCCATACCGCGTGGGACATTGGCCGCCGCGACGCCACGGCGATCTGGTTCTTCCAGACCGATGGCCACAGCATCCGCGTGGTCGATTACTACGCCAACACGGGTCACAACGCCGCGCATTACGCGAAGATCGTCAAGGATAAGCCGTATCGGCAAGGCACCGCATGGGTGCCGCATGACGCGAAGGTGACGGAGTGGACGGCCAACCGGACGCGCCTGCAAACGCTGCTGGACATGGGCCTGAACGCCAAGTTGGTGCCGGATCACAAGCTGATGGACGGCATCAACAGCGTGCGCCAGACGCTGCCGCTGTGCGAGTTCGATGCGGGCCGGTGCGCCCCGGGCATCGAAGCCCTGAAGGCATACCAGAAGACATGGGATGAGAAGTTGCAGCGGTTCAGCGATCTGCCGTTGCACAACTGGGCGTCAGACCCGGCTGACTCGTTCCGCTACCTGTGCGTGGCATGGCGCGAGGCTGTGTTGCCGGCGCCGAAAATGCCCGACCGGATTTTGAGCGTTGGCAATGCCAACCAGATCAGCCTTCGCGACCTTGACAAATTGTCCAACCTGAATTGGAGGCGTTGACCCGTGTCAACCAATGAGTTCAACGCGCCGTATGTGACGACGAGCGCCGCCGCTGCATCCAGCCTGGTGCTGCGGGCCAAACGGGGCGGCGTCATGGATTTCTACGCCAACACGACCTCGGCCACGGTCTGGTTGATGCTGGTCGATGTCGCGGCGGCCCCGTCGAACGGCAACATCAGCACCAACCCGCTGATGTTTCAGGCGCAGGTCCCGGCGGGCAGTACGTTCACGCTCGGGTTCGATCCACCGATTGCGGCGACGGTTGGCGCGGTCATGCTGGCCTCGACCACGCAGTATCCGACACTGACGCTGTCGGCGACGTGTCAGCTTGGGGGGCGCGTCCGATGATCAGCGCAAGTCTGTCTGCCCCGGCTCTGCGGGAGAAGTCAGTCCTGCTGACCAGTGCGTCGGTGTCGCCGTTCACGGTGCCGGCGGGCGTTACGACGATCTGGATCGACGGTGCTGCGGCTGGTGGTGGTGGTGGTGGTGGCCAAGCGAGCGCATCGACTGCCGGCGGAGGTGGTGGCGGTGCCGGTGATTCGATTTGGAATTTCCCCGTGACGGTTGCGCCGGGGGACACCCTTGCGTTCAGCATCGGCGCGGCGCCTGGCGGTGGAACCGCTGGTAACGCCGGCACGACTGGATCGAATACGACGATCACCCTCCCATCAGCGAGCGGCGGTGGCACGATCACGCTATATCGCGGCGTCGGTGGCTCTCCGGGCGCTGCTGGTGTCGGCGGTGCGGGTGGTGGAGGCGGTGGCACAGGTCTCGGTGTCGGTAGCGGTGGCGCTGGTGGTGCTGGTGGTGCCGCTGGCAATCCGACGACGACGACGGCGTTCGCGCTTGGCCCGATCCCCACGTTCGGTGCGGGCGGTGGCGGCGGCGGTGCGACGGCAGGAACGGCGGGCGCGGGTGGTAAATTGACGACCGGCGCGCGCAACGCATTCGGCCTGTCGGGCGTCGGTGGTGGCACAGGTGGCGGTGGCGGCGGGGCTGATTCGGTGTTCGGATCAGGAGGCGCAGGTGGCGCCGTGAATGCTGTCGGGTCTGCTGCTGTGGGATTCGGCGCAGGCGGCGGTGGTGCCGGTGCGAATAACACGGGTGGCGCAGGTGGCGCTGGCTTCCTGCGGATTCGCTACGTTGCCTGATTTCTCTGAACCGCAGCCATTCAACTGCACCATCGGTGAGGGCGACCCGTCGGACGAAACCGGCGCGCGCTCCATCCCGGTGCCGGCTGTGTTGTTCGATCCCCCGCCGGCTACGGGCATCGAGGCTGATGCCGACCTGTATCCCCCGCGCCGTCATGGCGTGGTCGGACCGCGTATGCGCCGGAGGGTCTGGTAATGGTTAGCGCGCCCGACAGCGTCACATATCGGCAGTCTGTTTCGGAGCAGGTCGGGGCGTCGGAGGTGGCCGACTGGCTGTCGACGTTCCGCCCCGCCAATCCGTGGACGGGCATGATCGGCTATGCGACCGATCTGGACACGTTCGAGTTCCGTATTGCGAGCGCATGGCGGCATCCGGCGTGGATCGAGGGCGCGGAGTTCGTCGGGCCGGTTAATTTCGGATCGACCGACTACCAGCGGGTCCAGATATTTCCGCAGGGCCTGAGCACCGACACGACCGGTAGTTCACAGACGATGTGGGTGCGGCGCGTCGGCAGCCCCAGCACGGCAGCGGGTCCGGTCGACATATTCGTCAACCAGTCATCGTGGGTGCTGACTGATACGACGGCGCCGGCAGGGGTGCGATTCACAAACCTCGTCACGGCGTCATCCGGCGCTGGTGTCGACCCCGGCGAAGTGTGGGGCTTCCTATCCACGATGGGCACGCAGGCCAGCACGGCCAGCCGGAACCACGTGGCGGGCTACTTTCAGGCGCTGCGTAATGGCCTACCGGGTGCGGGCGTCGGTGTCCCGGTCGAGGGGCTTGTGGTCGAGGCGCGGGATAAGACCGGCGTCGGCACGGCATCCGCTGGCAAGATGCGGACGCTGGAGCTGGACCTGTATGCCAACGGCGCGGATGACTTCGTGGGCGTGGGTCGTGAGGTCATGCCGATTGTGCTCGGCAAGCATGACACTCTCGGCACCAGCCCGACCATCAAGTCCTTGATCGGCGTCTATCCGGTATCGGGCGATGGCGTGTCCCTGACGCGCGGGATCGGGTTCTACAACACGCTGGCCTATACGCAGTCCCTGTTCGACACGCGGGACGCGGCGCAGGGCGGTTCGGCCAACGCGATCTGGCTGAAGTCCGGCGACCGGATCGCCTTTGATGGCGACAGCACCACCATCAACACGGCGTCGACCAACTTCCTATCCCATAGCTCCAGCGCGATCCGGGCGAGCGGGACGTTCGTTGCGGCCAATACGGGCGCCGCACCGATCACGCTGGCGAGTGGGGTGATTAGCGTCCCGGCCAGCCAAAGCCTTGCCATCCGCCTTGCCACGGCGGGCCAGTCGATCACGATGGGTGCGACGGCGGCGGGGCTTGGGAGCAATCTGACCGTCACGCCGGACACGAATGGCAACGCGCTCTTTGGTGCCGCTCCGAATAACGTGTTGATTGCCAATAGGTTAACGGCCAGCCAGATCTATTCGACGGGCACGACCTACAACCTGAGCGGCACCGTCACGCCGACGTTGATCACGGGCAACGGGGCGACCGTCACCGTGACGTTCCCGGCCATCGCGGGGATCATTATTCCGGTTGGGTCGACCGTCACGACAACGGGCTTCACGCCGAGCGGCTACAACGAGACGGATAAGGTCGTTGTCACATCCACGGCGACCACACTGACCTATGCCAGCACTGCGACCGGCACCATGACGGTGGCGGGCAGCATGGCATACAAGATGTATCCGCCCGACCTGATCCGCTTCACCAGCAACTGGACGGGCGAAGCGGCGGCGGTCGGGGCGGCGTTCTCCCCGTATGCGTTCACGATATCGTCAGACACAGCGCTGACCAACGCCACCGGCCACGGCGCTGCTGTGGTGGACATCGCGCACAACTGGTCTGGCGCCGCGACGGGCGGCAAGATGGGGTTGCAGGTCACCATCGCGCAGACGGGCGCGACGAATGACAGCGGCACTCAACAGCACGTCGCCGCGAACCTGCACGCGCAGGCCGGATTCAACGCGGGCGGAACCGGAACCGGGACTCTATCCAAAGGCACACTCTACGGCACCAACCCGCAGACGCGGCTGCTCTACGGCGCGACCCGGTGGCGGGCGTTCAATGCGCTGGGCGAGGTCAACTCGGCTGTCAACGCATCCGAACAGCCGATCACGCTTGGCGGCACCGGCACTGCGGGCGATGTCGTCACCCTGACGTTCACGAGTGCCGATATCGTGGGTTCGCCCGTTGCCGTGACGCACACGGTCGGGGCAAGCCAGACGTTGCCCATGATTGCCAACGGACTGGCGAACGCGATCAATTCCAACACTGCGCTTCGGAATGCGCAGATTGCCGGCGTTTCGTGGTCTGGCGCGCTGGTCATCAAGTTCAACGTCAACATCGCCGCGCTGACGATCACGCCCTCGGTGTCTGGTGGCGCCACTGTGACGGCAGCCAAGGGCACGCTGGTTAACGGCGCCTCGGTTGATATCAAGCTCAAGGCGACGTTCATCCCGCTGTCGGACGACGATCAGGCTGCATCGCTGGGCAGTGCGGCAATTCTCTTTGGCCGGCAGTATGCGCCCGCTCACATGGGCCAATATCAGCGCGGGATCGCCTTTAACGGCCATCCGTCTTACGGCGGAACGTGGATGTGGTCGCGGGATAGCACCCTCATCGGGTCCAACCTGACGACCGTAATCGGCAATCTGGACGCATCCAGCCCGCAGCCGCCGAATATCTCGAAATACGGCGTCGACTGGCAGTATGTGAACTATACCATCTCCAGCGGTCGTGCGTTCCGGTCGTCCAATTTCGAGGTCGACGGAACAGGCGTCATCTATTCGGGCGGCGCCGTCATCACGCCGTCGTCGGTTGGCCTGTCGATCGACGTGACGGGCAAGACGGCATCTGCCATTGCCATCGCGGCTGGTGGTGGTGGTGGTGCTGGGCAGGTGATCGGCAACTACTTCCCGACCAATGACATCTGCTTCGATGATTACGGCGGCCAATATCAGGTGGCGGCGGTCAATGCCTCGACTGGCGCCGTCACATCTCTAACCGTCCTGTCCTACCCATCATACCCGTCTGGTGCTGCGCCGGCCAACCCGCTCACGGTCAACGGCGGGTCGGGGCGTGGCCTGACGGTCAACGCCACATGGCCGGCATCCGCGCTCCTGAGCCTGCAACCAAGCGGCGGGGGCATCCTGATGACCGGCCTGAAGAACTCCACCAGCTACGCCAACGACGCCGCAGCCGCAGCCGGTGGCGTTGCGGTCGGGCAACTCTACCGCAACGGCTCTGTCGTCCAAATCCGCATCGTTTGAGGAACCATGTATACCATCACGATTCACGCCGAACGCCTGCAACACATCGTCGCGTGCCTTGAGTCTGGCCCGTATCGCCTGTCCGCGCCCGTGTTGCAGGACATCATGACGCAGGTTCAGCAGCAGGACCGGGAGCGCATGGTCACCGATCAGCAGAACGTCGATATCGCCGCTGGCGAGCGCCGCTGGGCTGAGATGGAAGACCAGATGAAGGCCGCTGATTGATGAGCGATTCGCCTGCAGCCAATGCGCCTCTGATGGACGCGCCCGAGGACTTCGGCCCCGGCGTCGAGGGTGAGGTTGCGCGCTGGCAGGCGGAAATCAGCCAGGCCAAGCGTCAGATGCACGAGTGGCACAACCGCTGCCGTCACATCGAGCGCAAGTATCGGGCTGATGGCCGGGCAGGGGCACGCACGCGGCCCGGCTTTGCGATCCTGTGGTCGAACGTCGAGACGCTGAAGCCCGCGATCTACGCCAGGCCTCCCGTGCCGGTCGTGGCGCGGACGTTCCAGGACAGCGATCCCGTGGGTCGTGCCGCTTCGATGGTGCTGCGGCGGAACATCCAGCACCAGATTGAGGAAGGCAAGGTCCACCGCAAGATCAAGCAGGTCCGGGACGACTATCTCCTGTATGGCCGTGGGGTCATGTGGGCTGTGTATCGCCCCAAGATCGGCAAGGTCCTGCAACTCAACACCGAGGCCGAGGAATACGGCGAAGAAGAACGGCTGGAGGGCGAGGAAGTCGTATGGGACTTCGTGCGCCGGTCTGACTTCCTGCACAGCGCGTCGGCGAATTGGGAAAGCGTGACATGGGTCGCGCGCTGTGTGCGGATGACGCAGGATGAAGGCGTGGCGCGGTTCGGCGGCAAGTTCCGCCGGGTTCCGCTGTCCTACAAGCCGGAGCGGCGCGACGGGGCAAACGAGCAGGATAAGTCCTACGAAGTCTTCCACCGCGCGCAGGTCTACGAGATTTGGGACATTCAGACCCGCAAGGTCATCTGGATGGCCGAGGGATACGATGGCCTGCTGGATAAGCAGGATGATCCCCTGAGCCTGCATGATTTCTTCCCGACGCCGCGCCCGCTGTATGCGACATTGACCGACAGCAGCCTCGTGCCGGTGCCGGATTACATCGAGTATGAGGAGCAGGCCGAACAGCTTGACCAGTTGACCACGCGCATCAAGTGGCTGACCAAGGCCATCAAGGCGTCTGGCGTCTACAACTCGGCCACGCCTGAAATCCGCCAGATGATGGAGGGCGACGAGAACACCCTGACGCCAATCCGGGATTGGGCTGGGTTCGCCGAGAAGCAGGGCCTGAAGGGCGCGATCGACTTCCTGCCCATCGCCGACATGGCAGCCACGCTGGAAACCTTGCTCACGGCGCGGGAAAAGGTGAAGTCCGACCTTTACGAGATCACGGGCATTTCCGACGTGATTCGGGGTGCCGAGACGGCCAGCGGCGACAAGACGGCAACCGAGATCAGGACCAAGGGCCGTTACGCGACCTTGCGGCTATCGGACCGCCAGATGGCGATGGCCGAGTATGTCCGGGATGTGCTGCGGATCACGGGCGAGATCATCGCCGAGCATTTTTCGCCCGAAACGCTGGCGTTGGCGTCGAATTGGGCCAACAGCGAATTGGCTATGGACGCACCAGCTCCACAGATGGGCCATAACGGCGGGCCGCCCATGTCGGGTGGTGATGCGCTGTTCATGCAGTCCGTCCAGTTGCTGCGGGACGACCGTCTGCGCGGCTTCCGGATCGACGTGGAGGACAAGTCGACCATTGCGGCGGATGAGGATGAGGAAAAGGTCGCGCGCGTTCAGTTCTTGGAAGCGGTGGGCGGCTTTATCGAGAAGGCCATCACGATCCCGCCCAATGTCGCGCCTGTTCTGGCGCCGCTCATGGGCAAGATGCTGATGTTTGGCGTGCGTGGCTTCCCGGTCGGCCTCGAAATGGAGCAGGCGCTAGAGGACGGCATCGGGCGCCTGACCAAGCAACTTGAGATGGAAGCCCAGCAGCCACCCAAGCCCGATCCGGACATGATCAAGGCGCAGGCTGCGGCACAGAAGGCACAATCCGACATTCAGATCGAGCAGCAGCGCGCGCAGATGACCATGCAGGTGGAGCAGATCAAGGCGCAGGCCATGATGCAACGCGCCGCAGCGGATCAGGCCATCGCGCAAATCCAGTTGCAGATCGAGCAGATCAAGGCTCAAGCGGCGGGTGTGTCGTTGCAGATGCAGGCCACGCAGGCAGATGCACAGAACGCGCAGGACCAGACCGAGCACGTCCTGAAGGCGCAGGAAGCCGAATTGGAGCAGCAGCGGTTCTACGCCGACCGTGAGGACGCGGACCGGCAGCACGCCATCGAGTTGGGGCATCTGGCGATCGACAGCCGCAAGCTGGACGTGGAGGAAAAGCTGGGGGCGAAGAAGATTGCTGCGTCCCGCGCGCCACACTGACCGTGGCATATTCGCCACATTGATGCTTGCGCGCCACAGACTGTGGCTGTATGGTCACAGTCATGCGATATATCCGTCATGAGGGTGAGTGGGTTCCCAGGGACCGCTTTAGTCGCCCCCCGCAGGTATTCCCCGCCATTCACCGCGATTACATGGAGCCAGCGCTCCACCCCGCGAACGGCGTCACGACCGACAGCAAGAGCCAGTTCCGCAGCGCAACCCGCGCCGCCGGCATGGTCGAGATGGGCACCGATGCGCCACGTGCCCGTGAGCGTGCACCATCCAACGTCGTGACGAAGGCCGATATCGCGCGGTCGTGGGAGATGGTCGAGCAGGGTTATCGCCCCCCGCCGGCTGAGACGTTGCCCGATCTGGCTGGCGTGCCGGTGCGGGAGTTCGCCGCGTGAGCGAAACCCTCGAAGCCCCCGCCGTCGAAGCCGAGGTCACAGCCCCGGAACCCGCTGCCCCGCCGTCCCTGCGCGATCTCCTGACCGCGGAGTATGACCGGAAGGTTGCAGGCGGCGAACCGACAGAATCGCAGGCGTCCCGTGACGACAAGGGCCGCTTTGCCAAGGCCGAGGCTGATGCCCCGACCGAACCTAAGACGCCAGACGCCGACCCCGCGCAGCCCGTATCGGACGCCGTAGAGCGTCCCGAGGCGTGGTCGGAAGCCGAATGGACCAATCTCAACCCCGACGTGCAGCGAGCCATCGCCCGCCGGGAGAAGGATATGGGCGCGGCGCTGGTCGAACGGGCAACCGATACGCAAGAGGTCGAGTCCTACCGACAGGTCATCAAGCCGCACGCCGAGCGTTTCGCCGCGCATGGTCTCAACCCACAGCAGGGCATCGAACGCCTGTTGCAGTGGGAAAAGGCACTCTCGACGAACCCGCAGCAGGCCGTGGTGCAGTTGGCCCAACTGTATGGCGTCAACCTCAATTCGCTCACGCCTGATCCCAACGATCCATCAGCCCAGCAGGGGGTTGTTCAGGTCCGCGATCCTCGCGTCGATACGCTCTTCGCTGAGCGTGCCCGCGAGAAAGCAGAGGCCGAACAGCGCCAAGCCGCCACGATTGACGCGCAGATTGCTGCGTTCAAGTCCGACAGCCGCAACGTCCACTTCGATCAGGTTCGCCTCGTGATGGCGGGCATGATGCAGGCGGACGGCAAGCTGTCGTTGCAGGACGCCTATGACCGCGCCGTGTG